CAATACTAATTTGGCTGAAAAACTTGAAACAAGTCAGCGAAAGAGCATTTGAGGACTTAAATGAGAAGAATGTATGAATTTGCCTGTATAAACGGGCATAAGACAGAGAGATTTGTTGATTATGAGTCAACAAGTCTTGTGTGTGATTGTGGTGAGGAGACTCATCGCATTTTATCTGCACCAGCTTTTAAGCTAGAAGGGTGGTCTGGAGCGTTTCCATCATCGCATGGAAGGTTCGAGAAAAGTCACTTAGATAGATTAAAGGCCGAGCAGAAACTCAACTCATAAGCAATTATGCCGAGTTGAATCTCCTACAACCGATTGACGGCAGGAAAAGGAAATAAGTATGTTGATTGATGATGAAAAAGAAGAGTTGGGTGAGTTAGAGATTGAACAACAGAAGATCGAGCAAAAGGCTGAACTTCCTGAGAAATACAGGGATAAAAGTTTAGACGAGATTGTGCGGATGCACCAAGAGGCTGAAAAGCTAATTGGAAAGCAAGCACAGGAAGTAGGCGAGGTCAGAAAGTTAGCCGATGAACTTATCAAGCAGAACCTTGGTTCACGACAGCAACAGACTAGACAGGAAGAGCCTGAAGTAGATTTCTTTGAGAATCCACAGAAGGCAGTTCAAAGGACTGTTGATAATCACCCTGACATCCTAGCGGCACGACAAGTTACGCTAGAAATGAAAAGGGCGCAAATTCAGCAAAGGTTAGCGCAAGAACATCCCGACTTTGGCGAAATCGCTAAAGATCAGGACTTTGCAAATTGGGTGAAGTCTAGCCCTGTTCGCATTAAGATTTTTGAGCAAGCCGATTCTGGATACGATTTTGACTCAGCCAATGAATTGCTATCTACCTATAAACAGCTACGCACTGTAAAAAGTAAGCAAGTAAGTGATGAGGGTGAGGTAACTCGCAAGCAGAACTTAAAGGCAGTAGGTGTTGATGTAGGTGGTTCTGGTGAATCATCAAAGAAGGTATATCGCAGGGCTGACCTTATTCAGCTTCAGTTGAGAGACCCAGATCGTTATGCTGCGCTTAGTGATGAAATCATGCAAGCGTACGTAGAGAAACGGGTTCGTTAAAATTTGTTTTAGGAGATTTAATCATGGCATATCCAACACCAGCGGTAACAGTAACCACCGCAGCAACGTTCATTCCAGAAATCTGGTCTGACGAAATCGTAGCCGCTTACAAGAAAAACCTTGTTTTGGCTAACATCGTAATGAAGATGAACTTCAAGGGCAAGAAAGGTGACACTGTTCACATTCCAGCTCCTACACGTGGTTCAGCTACAGCAAAAGCGGCATCTACTGCCGTTACATTGATTGCCGACACTGAGACAGAAGTTCTGGTTAACATTAACCAACACTTTGAGTATTCACGTTTCATTGAGGACATCGTTGAAGCACAAGCCCTAAACAGCTTGCGCCAGTTCTACACTGCTGACGCTGGCTATGCGCTTGCCAAGCAAGTAGACACTAGCTTGATCCAATTGGGTCGTGCGTTCAATGGTGCTACTGTCGGTACTAACGACTATGCGACAAGCAATACATCCACCAAAGCCTTCGTTGGCGGTGATGGTACTACTGTTTATAACAGCACATCTTCCAATGCTTCCGCATTGACTGACGCTGCTATTCGTCGCACTATTCAGCGTTTGGATGACAACGACACTCCTATGGATGGTCGCTTCTTTATCATTCCTCCTTCAAGCCGCAATACGTTGATGGGTCTTTCCCGTTACACAGAACAGGCTTTTATTGGTAATGGTAATGCCATCCGTAATGGTGAAATCGGTCAACTGTATGGTATCCCCGTGTTCACAACAAGCAATGCTGATACTGCTGCTGGTAACTCCACAACAGATCGTATCTGCTTGATGGGTCACAAAGACTCTATGGTCTTGGTTGAGCAAATGGGCATTCGCTCACAAACTCAGTACAAACAAGACTACTTGGCTACCTTGTTCACATCTGACACACTTTATGGTGTGAAAGCAATGCGTACAGCCGCCACAACTGGTGCAGCTTTGTCTTCTAGCGCATTTGCGTTAGCAGTTCCAGCCTAATAGTTGCCACTTCTCCCTCATCTTCGGGTGGGGGAGTTTTTTCTTAATTTAGGAGGAATTTATTATGGCAGCAGCAACAGCAGTTGTTTCCCGCAGGGGCAATGACCAGTTCCGAGGTTTGTTTGCAGACACTTGGGAAGTTTCATGCACTCTTGATAGCGGATCAGTAGCTACTACTGCAACCGCTACAGATACAGTTACAGTTCCAGGCGTAAAGCTAGGCGATATGGTTATCGGTATGTCTGTTGGCGTTTCTGAGGCAGGTTTGGTTCGCAGAGCCTATGTTTCAGCCGCTGATACAGTTACTATCGTAACTTACAACCCTACAGCAGGTTCTGTAGACTTGGCATCAACTACATTGACCTTAATCATTGGTCGTGCAGTTTAATTAAAGGGGGCTAATACCCCCTTTTTTTGGAGTTTTTATGGCTACTTTTCGTTGTCTAAAGTCGGGAAACACAGTTACTTTCACCTATCAACATGATATTGATAGCATGAAAGGTCACGAGGGATACGTCCTTGTTGAGGAAACTCCAAAGAAAGTTGAAGACAAACCTAAGGTTGGAAGACCAAAGAAAGAGGTTTCAAATGTCGGAAATTGATCCAAGAGAGTTTGGCAAATTGGAAGCTCAAGTTGAGGCTTTACAGAATGAAGTTCACGCACTTCGCCAAGATATTAAAACGCTTTTAGAAATGGCAAACAAGTCTAAAGGTGGCTTTTTCGTTGGAATGGCTATCGCCTCTGTTGTTGGCGGTATCATTTCTTTCATTGCAACCAAGCTAGTTCGATAAGGATTTATATGCCACAAGTTGGAAATAAGAAATTCCCATACACAGAAAAAGGCGAGAAAGAAGCCAAAGAGTATGGCAAGAAGAAATCTATGCCCGTTACTGTAATGATTGCTATTGGTAAGCCTAAAGCAATGCCTACCCGTGGTGGTCGCACAGCTACCAATATGATGAAGAAGGCAGGTCGTGGCAAATGAAGCCCGCCACTAAGATCAGGAAGGTAATGCGTGAGTTTAAGGAAGGAACTCTCCACTCTGGCAAAAAAGGCCCTGTGGTGAAGAATCCTAAACAAGCGATTGCCATTGCTATTTCCGAGTCCAAAAGGAAGAAGAAATGAAACAAGGTCTTTACAGTAACATCGCAGCAAAGAAAGAACGTATCAAAGCTGGTTCTAAAGAAAAGATGCGTAAAGTTGGTTCTAAAGGTGCTCCTACTGAGGCGGCATTTAAGGCTGCGGCTAAGACCGCAAAGAAGAAATGAAATCTCCTGTTTGGCAAACAAAAGCAGGTAAATCTGCTTCTGGGGGCTTGAATGCCAAAGGCAGAGCATCGTATAATGCAGAAACAGGTGGCAATTTAAAACCACCAGTCAAGTCGGGAGATAACCCTCGTAGGGCATCCTTTTTAGCACGTATGGGCAATATGCCTGGCGCTGAGATGAAAGATGGAAAGCCTACCCGACTTTTACTTTCTCTTAGAGCTTGGGGCGCAACGTCCAAGGAAGACGCTAAAGCTAAAGCTAAAGCGATCTCTAAGAGGAATAGTAAATGAGGCCAGTATCTGTCGGAATTAGCCCAGCAGCAAATACGCTGACAACTGTTTATACAGTTCCTACGGGTTACTACGCCAAGTTTACTGTCATGTATATCCACAATACTGGTGCAAATACAAAGCACATCACAGTTCAATGGTATGACGCAAGTGCTTCATCCACTTTAGACATCCTTACTGCTTACAATTTAACTACTAAGCAGTACCTTCAATTTGATGGTGTTGCATACATCGTTTTAGAAGAGGGTGACAGATTACAGATTACTACTGAAGCGAGTAGTACCTTCAGTTTTATTGCCACATTTGAGGTTCAGGGAGCACAAAGAACATGACCTACTTAGAACTTGTTAACGATGTTCTTATACGCTTGCGTGAGAGTTCAGTCTCTACTGTTGGCGAAACAACCTATTCTGCTTTGATTGGCAAGTTTGTCAATGATGCCAAGCGTCAGATTGAAGATAGTTATTCATGGAATGTACTATCTCAGACAATTACAGTTACAACTACTTCTGGTACAAGTTCCTATGCGTTGACAGGTGCAGGTCAGAAGTTCCGTATAAATGACGCTATCAACACTACAAGTGTTATTACTTTAGATAACACTACTGTTGCGGACATGAACCGCAAACTCAACTTTGGTACGCCTTCACAGTCTATTCCTTCAGAGTTTTGCTTTAGTGGTGTAGATGGTAATGGCGACACAAAGGTTGATTTGTTTCCCGTCCCCAATGGTGTCTATACACTTAAATTTGATTTGACCATCCCACAGGCTAATTTGTCTGCTGATGGCACATCTGTTAAGGTTTTGGACTACTTGGTGACTCAAAGTGCCTATGCAAGAGCTTTGATTGAGCGTGGTGAAGATGGTGGAACAAACTCTAATGAGGCTTATGCTCTGTTTAGAGGAATGCTCTCTGATGCCATTGCATTGGAGTCCACTCGTTATCCTGAAGACAACTTTGTGGCGGTCTAATGGCAGCACAACTCCAAAGTTACAGTCTCTCAGCACCAGGCTTTTATGGCCTGAATACTGAAGATTCTCCCCTTGATTTAGGGGCTGGCTTTGCTTTGGTTGCAACTAACTGCATCTTGGATCAGTATGGTCGTATTGGTGCTAGAAAAGGTTGGTCAAGGGTTAATCCTTCCTCTGGTGATTTAGGTGCTAACGATGTTGGTGTTATCCATGAGTTAGTGCAGAACGATGGCACTCTTACAGTTCTATTCGCTGGAAACAACAAGATATTCAAACTTGGTACTGCTAATGCGGTGACTGAGTTGACCTATGGTGGTGGCGGTGTAGGCCCTACCATTACGGCTAATAACTGGCAGACTGCTTCCCTGAATGGCATTGCCTATTTCTTCCAAACAGGTCACGATCCTCTAATTTATGACCCCGCTGTAAGTACAACTACTTACCGCAGAGTATCCGAGAAGTCTGGTTATGTGGCTACTGTTCCTCAAGCAAACATTGCTATTTCAGCATTTGGTCGTTTGTGGGTGGCTAATACATCTACTGACAAAGTAACTGTTACCTTTTCTGATCTGATTGCAGGTCATGTATGGGGTGGTGGCACTTCTGGAAACTTAGATGTTTCCCGTGTGTGGCCTAATGGTGCGGATGAAGTGATGGGCTTGGCAGCGCACAATGATTTCTTGTTTATTTTTGGTAAACGACAGATTCTTGTTTACTCTGGTGCTTCTACACCCGCATCTTTGGTTCTGAGCGACACAATTGGTTCTATCGGATGTATTGCTAGAGATACCATTCAAAGCGTTGGCTCTGACGTTATTTTCTTGTCAGATTCAGGTGTTCGTTCATTGATGAGGACAATCCAAGAGAAGTCTGCTCCTCTGAGAGACTTATCTAAGAATGTTCGTTTTGACCTAAATTCATCTTTGGCAGGTGAAACATTGGCTAACTTGAAGTCTGTTTACTCAGAAAAAGAAGCCTTTTATCTGCTTGTTTTACCTGCTACTTTCCAAGTTTACTGCTTCGATACCAAGCAATCTTTGCAAGATGGGGCATCTAGGGTCACTAAGTGGGACTCTATTGCACCAACTGCTTTACGTTCTTTGCGTAATGGCGACTTGTACATTGGTAAGAATGGCTATATTGGTAAGTATGGAACGTATCTTGATGACGCATCCACATATCGTTTTTTGTACTATACAAATAATGCTGACTTAGGAAACCCTAATCAGATTTCTATCCTAAAGAATGTTACTGCCGTTGTAATTGGTGGGTCTAATCAGTTCTTAACAATCAAGTGGGGATTTGATTATTCTGGTGCTTATCAATCAGAGAATGTTTATATTCCTACACAAATAAGCTATGAATATGGCATTGCTGAATACAACATTGCTGAATACACGAGTGGCGTTCCGATTAAGACTCTGACTGCTAATGCTTCAGGTTTTGGAAAAATTGTCCAAACTGGTTATGAAACAACAATCAATAATGTTTCATTTTCTCTGCAAAAGATTGAAATTCAAGCCAAAGATGGCAAAATAGGGTAAGAGGTAAACCATGTCAAATTACACCAAATCAACCAATTTCGCTACCAAAGATAACTTATCACCTGGCAATCCTTTAAAGATTGTCAAAGGTACTGAGATTGATACTGAATTTAACAATATTCAGACTGCTGTTGCGACTAAAACAGACAATGCTTCTGCCAATATTACTGGTGGTTCAATTACTGGTATTACTGATTTAGCGGTTGCTGATGGCGGTACAGGTGCTTCTACGGCTACTGCTGCTCTGAATAACCTCTTGCCTAGTCAAACAAGCAACGCAAATAAGTATCTTCAGACTGATGGCACAAATGCTACATGGGATGCAGTAAGCCTTTCTACTGCTGACATTACTGGAACTCTTCCTGTCGCAAATGGTGGTACTGGTGTAACTAGCTCTACAGGCACAGGCTCTGTTGTTCTGTCAAACAGTCCTACTTTGGTGACTCCAGCATTGGGAACACCTGCTTCTGGTACGGCAACTAACCTAACAGGACTGCCAATCTCAACTGGCGTAAGTGGTTTGGGTACTGGTGTAGCTACTTTCTTGGCTACTCCATCGTCTGCAAACCTAATTTCTGCCGTTACTGACGAAACAGGTAGTGGTGCTTTGGTGTTTGCCAATAGTCCAACCTTGGTTACTCCTGCTCTTGGTACTCCATCTGCTTTGGTTGGCACAAATATCACAGGTACTGCCTCTGGTTTGACAGCAGGTAACGTCACAACTAACGCTAACTTAACTGGTGCTATTACTTCTACTGGTAATGCAACATCTTTAGGTTCATTTAGCTCTGCTAACCTTTTGGGTGCTTTGACTGATGAAACAGGAACAGGATCGGCAGTATTTGCTACTTCACCTACTCTTGTTACACCTATCCTTGGAACACCCACTAGCGCAACTTTAACCAACGCTACAGGGCTTCCTATTGCTACTGGTGTGTCAGGTCTAGGCACAGGTGTAGCAACGGCTCTAGCGGTCAATGTAGGCTCTGCTGGCGCACCTTTGGTCAATGGTGGTGTGCTTGGTACTCCTTCAAGCGGAACTGCTACCAATTTAACTGGTTTGCCAATTTCCACAGGTGTATCAGGCTTGGGTACGGGAGTTGCTACTGCATTGGCGGTTAACGTAGGCTCATCTGGTGCGCCAGTTGTTAATGGTGGTGCATTGGGTACACCCTCTAGTGGTACTGCCACTAACCTCACAGGACTTCCTCTGTCCACAGGCGTAACAGGTAATCTGCCAGTTACAAACTTAAACTCAGGAACATCTGCCAGTGCGTCAACATTCTGGCGTGGCGATGGCGTTTGGTCTGCTCCCGCTGGTGGTGGTGATGTTACTGGCCCTGCATCTTCTACCGATAACGCTTTCACTCGATTTGACAGCACAACAGGTAAGTTGCTTCAGAACTCTACTGGTGCAACATTAAGTGATACGGGTGCGGCTGTGTTTACAGGGGCATTGGATGTTCTTGGAAACTCAACTGCTGGCTCTAACATCAAGCTGTATGAAGATACTGACAATGGCACAAACTATGTGGCATTTAAAGCACCTGACACTATTGCTGCCGATGTAACTTGGACACTCCCTGCTGCTGATGGAACAAGCGCACAAGTCTTGTCAACCAATGGCTCTGGCACTTTGTCATGGGCTACTGCTAGTCCTTCTGCCGCTACACCTACTGCGCTTGGTACTGTGTATGGCAAACAAACGACAAGTGGTGGTAGTCCATACCTGACTGCTTATGGGTATGGTGCTGGTGCTTCAACTACTGGAGTTCAAACAACTGCTGTTGGTCTTAGTGCGCTTGAAACAAACACAAGTGGTGTGGCAAATACGGCATTGGGTTACAACGCTTTAACAGCAAATAACACTGGCGGCTACAACACTGCTGTTGGCGCATTAGCTCTTCAAACAAACGCTGGCGCAGGAGAATATAACAATGCTTTTGGATGGCAAGCATTAAAAAATAATACTACTGGCAGTGAAAATCAAGCCTTTGGTATATCTGCAATGTTGTCAAATACGACAGGTCAACACAATATAGCAATAGGTTCAAATGCACTCAGGACGAACACCACGGCATCTTATTCAACCGCTGTAGGTTATCAAGCGGCTTATAGTTTAAGTGGCACAAATGGATATACAACCGCAATAGGTTATCAATCACTGTATTCGCAATCAACGGGATATAGCAATACTGCCGTTGGATACCAATCTGGCTACCTAATGACTACTGGAATTCAGAATTCTATGGTTGGTATTGAGGCACTAAGAAGCAACACATCAGGCAGTTACAATTCCGCTTTTGGGGCGTATGCACTTAACTCCAACACCACAGCCAGTTACAACTACGCATTTGGATATCAAGCCTTATATTCAACAACAACCGCTAGTTCTAATTGCGCTTTTGGTTATCAAGCCTTGTATGCAAATACAGGAAGTTCCAATACCGCAATGGGTCATGCTTCTTTGCAAGCAAATACATCTAGTACAGGTTCAACTGCGGTAGGCCATATCGCATTAACCTCGGCAACTGGAGAACACAATACGGCCTGTGGAAAATCGGCTTTGACTGCGTGTACCTCGGGCAGTTACAATACCGCCATAGGGTATTTTGCTGGTGGTAATGGCACAACAACTGGCAGTAACAATACTTTTGTAGGATATTCTTCAGTACCATCAGGTAACTCAACACATGAGATTGTTATTGGAACAAATAGTGCCGTTGGAAAAGGCGGTGGCACAGGATTTATTTCTCCTAATGGTGGTGCTGTTTATCAAGGCAACAACTCCGCTAGTTGGACTACAACTTCAGACAGACGTTTAAAGAAAAACATTGTTGACAACAACATTGGTTTAGAAAAACTTACGCAAATTCAAGTACGTAACTTTGAATATCGGTTGCCAGAAGAAGTTACTGAATTGCCAACTCATGCGGTTATAAAAAAGACTGGCGTTCAACTTGGTGTAATTGCTCAGGAGTTACAAACAGTTTTACCCGATTGCATAAAAACAGAATCAACTGGTGTTATGTCTGTGAACACCGACAATCTGACTTGGTACTTAATTAACGCAGTCAAAGAACTCAAAGCCGAGGTGGATAGCCTCAAATCTCAACTTCAAGGAAACTAATCATGGATAACCAAACCCCAGAACAAATTGCACAGCACTACTCTGCCGCAATGGATAGCGTAAACCTAATCAATCGTGGCAAGCCAGATAACATGACTGATGCTGATTGGGCTGATTGCCTATCACGCAACAAAGAACATTTGAAAATCATGTTGGCTAAAGAGTATTGGACAACAGAAGACCTTGCACCATTGCAAGCTGCCTCCGAATAAAAGGAAAATATCATGGCCGCACCAATAGTAATGAGTGATGAAGAGTTGTTTCAACTTACTGGCAGTTGGGAGGCTGCGGCAGCTTTGCGAGATCAACAATACAGAGCATTAAACGAATACAACTTTTCACAAGCTGCCCCTACATCAGGCGGTATGCTAAGTGGCAATATCTTAGCGGGTGCTAGTTGGAATAGTGGCAACACTGCTTTGCAACAGGCTTTAACTGAAGCTACTGGTCAAGCCACATCTAACTATGCGGTTGCAGGATCAACTACAACTGACACTCTTAATCAACTAAATACATACTTAGCGGGTGGTGGTCAGTTTGATCCTAATGCTACTGTTTACTTGCAAGCGGGTGGTGTTGACTTTATTACTGGCGTAGACAAGGCAGTTGTTAAAGATAACTTAAACCAGATTGTCAAGACTCTTGGCGAACAAGGTGTTAATGTTGTTCTTACTGGTTCACCTTATGCCAAGTCTGTTGAAGATGTAATTACTAACAACTTTAATCCTGAAGTTGACCAGATTTTTAAAGATGTTGCCAAGGCTAACTCTAATGTTGCTTTGGTTGGTACACAAGGTGAGATTCTTCAAAACAAGAATTTATTGGTAGATGCTTTGCATACCAATGCTGAAGGTACAGCAATTTATAACCAATCAGTTATTGATGCTTTATCTCAGTTTAAAAATGAAGTTCCATCTAGTACGCCTCAAGCAATTGCACAAGCCTATCAAACAAATACTGTAGCTACAACTCCTCCAGTAATTACTCAGGCTGCATCTAATCCCGTGGCTGCTCAAGCATTGGTTAGAGCAATTCCTACTGCTCGTGGTACTGTAATTGAAGGCGACAACATTGAAGAGCAAATTGCAGGTGTTCCTCAATCTGTCTATGAAACAAGAGTAGACCCAAACAATACAGCTAACTGGCAAACAGTTAATTCCCAAACTGGTGAAGTAATCAACTCAGGAACTTTTGCTGGTGGTGGCGATCGTGGACTATTGGCTGCTGCTGCTCCTGTAATAGGATTGGCGGCTTCCACTGTTGGTCTTCCTTTTATCTCAGGTCTATTAGGTGGTGCAACAGGATTGACAGGTTCTGCCTTGGCTGGTGCTACAGGCGCAACCATTGGAGGCGGTACAACTGCAATAGCAGGAGGTTCAGGACAAGACATCCTTAAATCTGCCTTACTTGGTGGCGGTGCGGCTTATGGTGGGTCTTTATTAGATAACTATTTAAGCACTGGTTCTACTGTTGATGCGGGTATTACAGAGCGTCAATTTGCTATTCAAGACGCTAGACAGTTAGCAAGTCAAGGTTTATCGACTACTCAAATTGCAGATACTTTAACGGCTGGCGGGTATAACGACATAACTGTTCAAAGAGCACTATCTGCTTTAACGGGTTCTGCAACATCTACATTACCGATACCTAATGCTGTAAATGTTACTGGTACGGCTAATACTGCAACCAATTTAGGTGGCGTATTGAGTAGTTTAGCTACTCCAGTAACACAAGCTGGAACTGTAAATGTAACTGGTACTTCTCAACCTCAAATGGTAGATCAAGCGACATTAGCTTTAGTTAATAGTCAACTTGCTTCTAATCTAGGCTCAAACGCTAATTTAGCAAATGTTGAGATTACGGGCAACAGACCCGCTACCACGCAAGAAATTACAAATGCAATCCTTGCGACAGTACCAAATGTAACTCTTCAACAAGCACAAACTCAAGCAGAAGTTTTAGTTACCAGTGGTCAAAACATAAAGGTTTCTGATTTGGTTAGTGCTGTATCTTCTGTTTCTCCGACTATTACTAATAATGTTGCAGAGCAGATTATTACTGCGCCAAGATCAACTCCTATTGGTCAAAACTTGGCGTCTTTTCCTTCTTCATTGGTATCTTCAGTTCCCTCTACTACCACTACCCCTGATTCTCGTTCTACATTAGAACGGCTTGGAACGAATGTTCTTGGGACAGGCTTGTTGTCTTTGTTAAATCCTAACTTGATCTCTGGTGGTCTTGGTACTGCTGGCAATCTTTTGCAGATGCAGACATCAAGAGAAGCGGCTCAACGTGCGCAAGCAATGATTGAGGCTGAGACAAAAGCGGCAAAAGATGCTGCTCAGTTTAGACCTATTGGCATGACTACTAGGTTTGGAACTTCTCAGTTTGGCTTTGATCCTGCTACTGGAAGATTGTCAAGTGCGGGATATTCCTTAACACCTGATGTTAAAGCCCAACAAGATCGCTTCATGGCTTTGTCAAATCAAGGTCTGACACAAGCAGAAGGCGCACAAGCCCAATTTGCTCCTTTACAAACAGGCGCACAAAGGTTGTTTGGTCTTGGTAATCAGTATTTGGCTCAATCTCCTGAAGCTGTTGCTCAGAACTATCTCAATCAGCAGATGGCTTTGTTGCAACCTGGTCGTGAACTAGAGTTGGCTAATCTGCAAAACAGACTCCAACAACAAGGTCGTGGTGGTTTATCGGTTGCCCAAGGTGGTACTTTAGGTGCTACAACTCCTGAACTACAGGCACTGTATAACGCTCGTGCTCAACAAGAGGCTCAATTGGCTGCTAATGCTCAACAAGCGGGTCAGAGAGATGTGTTATTTGGTGCTGGATTGCTTGGTCAAGGCTCACAAGCTATGGGTCAGTACTATAGCGGTCAACAAGCCGCTTATGCACCTTATACAACTGCAATGGGACAAGCACAGAACTTAGAGACTTTGGGACAACAACCATACAACATGGGTGTTAACTTGGGTCAAATTGGCGCACAAGCTGGAGCAAATGTTGGTACATTGGGCTTGAGGGGTGCAGGTTTAAGTACTGCATTAGCTACAAGTGCTGACGCTACTAGAAACCTTGGTGCTCAAAGCCTGATAGCAGCAGGTAATCCCAATGCTCAGTTTGGTCAAGCACTAAGCGGTTTGTTTGGTGGTGGATTGCAGTCTGTATTTAGCGGAACAGGTTTAGGTTCATCTGGTTTTGGAACTGGATTGGCTTATGGCAATCAAGACCTCGGCTTGTTCTTATAAGGAATCATCATGGCAGAAAATATCGTAGCGGGTCTGTTTGGTTTGACTCCACAAATGTACCAAAACCAACAGTACCAACAAGACTTAAATCGTGGTATCTCAATGGCTCAACTATCGCCTGGTGCTGCTGCTCAAGCGGGGCTTCAGGCTAGTGTTGGTCAACTAGGTCGAGGCATTGCGGGTGCTATGGGCATAGAAGACCCCCAACTGAAGATGATTAGTGCTAGAAACACTATTGCCCAACAGATAGACCAGACTAGTCCTGAGTCCATCCTAAAAGGCGCACAAATGTTGGCACAAATGGGTGACCAACAAGGTGCTATGGCATTAGCTCAATATGCTCGTCAAGCAGAAAGTGATGTAGCTCAAACACTACAAAGACGTGCGGCTGCATTGGCTTCTACGGCACAAGCGGCTCGTGAGCGCCAACAAGCTACTCCTAACGATATTCAGATTGCAAATGAAATTGCTACTTTAGAAGACGCATTATCACGAGTTGAGGATTTACCCGCAGACCCAGAGCGTACTCGTGCCAAGAATTTGTTGAATACTCGTTTAACAGAATTAAGACGATTGACAAGCAAGGGTGAAAAGGCAGACACAAAAACTGAGATTCAAAAACTTCAAGAATATGCCGCATCATTGCCCCCAAATTCTCCGTTGTTGGCACAAGTACAAGCGGTAATTAAGGCTAAGACTGAAGCAAAAGGTACTACGATTACAAATGTATTGCCTGGCGATAAAGCATTGGCAGATATTCCAGCATTTAGGGCAAGTGTTCAACGCACGATTGATCCTCAGCTTAAAGCAGTAACCGCTGCTGATAATGCTCTGGAAAATATCCAAGACTCTATTGATACAAACAACTTTGCATCTTTTAGGGCAGCGCAAACACAATTTGCTAGGGCTATTTCTGGTTCTGGAGATTTAAGTCAGAAGGAATTGTTAGCGGCTGGCGCTGATCCTTCGTTGCTTGGTGGAACTGCTGATTACGTAGCTAGATTGTTTACTTCTACTCCAACTCTTGACACACAAGAAAAAATCAAGAAGACGCTTTTGGCTATTAAGAAAGTTTCTACAAGCAAAGCCAAGACTGAAATTGAAGCACAACGTAAAATTGCTTACAGTAATCCTGGCTACGAAAAGGCTCGTGTTGACCAAGCTCTTGATTTCCCAGAGTTCTCAGGTCAAAACATAGGTACTCCTAGTGCAGCAGACTATGCCGCACAAGCTAAAGCCATACTTGAACAACGTAAAAAGGGTGCAAAATGAGCAAATTAGACCTTAATGCCCTGTCTGACGCAGAGTTAGAGGCTCTTTCTACTGGCAATATTGAAGCTCTTTCTGACCAAACATTAAAAATGTTGGCAGGAGAAAAGCCTAAAGCACCTTCTACGGGTGCTGTAATGGCTGAAGCCGCACGAAAAGGTGTTGCAAGTTTTGCAGGGACTACTTCAGGTCTTGCTAATTTACTATTTTCTGCTTTAGAGCGTTATCGCATTAACCCATTAACTGAGGGCATGAGGGCTTCTGGCGGTACTGTTGCTCCAGCACCTACTACTGGTGGAGTTGTAGAGACTTTTCAAGCAGGTCGGCAGCCTGTTTACAAGAGTGTCATGGAGACTTTAGGGACTACTGGTGCAGAACCTCAAGGTGGTATGCAAAAGATTGCAGCCGAAGGTACAGAAGCAGTTACCTCTCCATATAGCTATCTATTCCCAGCATTAGCGGCTACAAGGCGCATGGGTTTGTTTGGTCAAACACTAATGCGTCCTGCTGAACAACAAGTTATTGGCTCTACTGCTGAAGCGGGTGGTCAAGCGGGTGAATATATTGGTGAAAAAATGGGCGCTCCTACTACTGGTCGAGTTGTCGGCAGTATTGTAGGTGGTGGCGGTGGTTCTTACGCTTTAGGAACAACATTAAAAACAGTTCCTTTAGCTGGCAAAGCATTTGATGCTGCCGCTTCTCAATGGAGTAAGGTTCGTGGAACTGTTCCTGAAGATGAATTACTTAGAGATGTAGACAATCGCATTAGCAATATCTTTATTGCCGCAGGTTCTGCTGATCCAACAATCATGGATACGATTACCAAAGCCGCCAAAGCACAACAAAATCTTTCATTGAAAACACCTGGTGGTGCGCCAATACAGATGCCTGTAAGTTCTTTGTTGGCAGACAACCCTGTTGTTAACCAGTTGATTCAGAGTTTGTCGGCTAAAGACCCTGTATTCAGGGCGCAGTATGGCAATCAGTTTGAGCAAGCAAAACAGGCTTTGGCTGCTAGTCAGGTTAGATTGTTTGGTGACCCATCTAAAGTTAGTGTGAATATCTCTCCGCTTGATTTGGCTAAACCACAAGCCCGTAGAACTCGCACCATTGATGAACAGATTGCAGATACTTACAAAGACGCAACTCTTGACCCCAATGTGTTTGGTCAACGGGTTTCTACACTTGTTGCCGCCAAAGAAGATGCCGCTTACAAGTTGGTTAAGCCACTTTACACAGAGGCTTTTGACATTGCTAAACAGAACAATGTTAAATTACCTGCTGGTTCTGTTGATGATATCTTTAACTTCGTTGCGGGTGAGCAAGCATCTGACATCTTTAAGACTTTCCCATCTATCTACAATCGTGTTCGTGCGAAGTTCCGTCCTACAGAAGTAGCGCCAAGCCCTATTCTGACCGCAGAAGGCAAGCCAATGACCGAGGGTGGGATTAAGTTTACTGCCGCTACAGTAGAAGATTTGGACTCACTAAAACGTGAAATCAATAAGCAATTGCGTAAAACTAGCGAACCTGCTGATATTCGCCTATTGTCTGAATTGAAGGCTCGTGTTGGTGGACACATTGATAACCTTGATCCTGACTTTGTTCAGGCTTATCGCAATGCTGATGCTTCTTATTTCCAGAAGGTTGGTTTGCCATTTAATTCTGAGACATTAAAGGCTGTTGACCGCAAGAAGTTTGTTGAGCAAATTGCTCCTGCCATCATCGGAAACAAGTCTAATGTGGATGACTTTATCAAGGCTACAGGTGAAGATGGTATTCGTGTGGCAAGAGATGCCTTCTACGACAGTTTCAGTCGTGCGGCTCTCAAGAACGATGTTATAGACCCCAAAGCCGCTAATAAATGGTTAGCTAAGAATCAAGGTGGAATGTCCTTAGTGCCAGGCTTAGAGGATGAGCTTCGTACTGCTTCAAATAATGTTACTGCCCTAATAGCAGAGCGTAATCGTTTGGATGCCGCTTTTAAGAAGGTTGCTGGTGACCAAATCGTAAGTTCTGGTGGGTTCAAGAGTCCACAAGAGTTGGTTTCTAGAATGTATGGCGATGTGAACTTTACAAACAAGTTCATGCAACAGTATGGGGCAAACAAGGATGCAGTAAATGCGGCTCGTTCTTTCATGTTGGATGACATTGTTCGTGCGGGTGATCCAGTTGCAACATTAAACGACAGAACAAAAGCGGCTGTGTTTAACAGGGTGTTTGGGCCAACATACGCTCAGAAGATTCAAGACTTTGCTTTGGTTTCTGGCAGACTTAACAGAGACTTGACTAATGTTCCGTTTAAGGTCGAAACAGTACCTAGAACGCCCTTTGAGAGCGTTGTTGGCATTCCTCCAGAGCAAGTTATCTCACGCTTCACAAACCCCGTTTCTGGGCCTTTCTATGCTATTAGCTCATTGATGAGTAAGTTCTGGGCAAACAAGGCATCTGCAGCAACAGAAGAGAAACTTAAAACTTTATTGTTAAACCCCACTGATGCTGTAAAAGTGTTTTCGGCACTTCAACAGAAGAATGGCACTTTTGACCAAGATAAGATTCAAGAGGCTATCAGGATTGGTAAGAAGTTTGGAATTGATTGGGGTCGTGATGCTGTTCAAGACTTTGCTACTGGTGCTGCCCGTGGTGCTGTTCAGCCAATGACTGAAGAGTAATGAAAGACGGGCTGTTTGCTATCTCAGTAGCAGCCCTTCTTCTTTGTTTTGTAATTTTCTGTAGTTATATTATTGTTTGGGCATTTCCGTGATCGCCTTTCTCTTGGCGGCAACCATAGAGTACCGATGTATTAAGTGGACTTGGACTGGTGATGTTTACAACCGAAGAGTTGTTTGCATTAAGTGGGAGAGAAAGAAATGATTGATCCGATTACGGCTCTAGCTGGCATACAGTCAGCAATTAGCATGGTCAAGAAGGCGGCTAATGTTGCCCAAGACCTAGGATCACTTGCGCCCATGATTGGTAAGCTATTTGACGCTAAGTCAACTGCTACCAAGGCCATGCTTCAGGCTAAACAGTCTGGCAAAGGCTCAAACATGGGTACTGCCCTCCAAATTGAGATGGCTTTAGAACAGGCTAGAGCGTTTGAGGAAGAGTTAAAGATGCTCTTCATGCAGACAGGAAAGATTGATGTCTGGAACAAGATTAAAGCCCGTCAAGCAGAGATGGACTTGGCAGATGCCAAAGAGATTAGTGCTTTAAAGAAAGCAGAGAAAGCCGCCAAACAGAAAGAACAAGAACAACTAGAGATTGGTTTGGCAATAGGTGGAATATTCTTTGTTTTGTTTCTAGTCTTTGTTGGCGTAAATGAGTTGATGACATTCTGTGAAGCAACTAGAAGGTGTGGTCGGTGAATGAGTATCAAAAGACCTTTGACTTGTGCCTCAAAATCTTCGTTTACGGGATGGTGGCACTTTATTTCTTAGGTTTTCTGAAGTTCTTACCTGATGATCTGTCAGACAGAATTGTTAATCTTTTACTTGGAAAGGTTGGATTGGGCAAATGAGAATCACTACTTACCAACAGAATGCTCAAATGTTGTCAGAGGCTCACCGAGTGATCCACCAACAGAATATGAAGCGTCTGGCAGAATTAACCCAACAGGCTCAACAACAACAGAAAATCCATGAGATTAAAACTCAATGGGCTAAAGTGGATGTTAAGGTATGAGATATTTATTGCTTCTTTTACTGCTAACTGGTTGCGATGAAAAATATCGCTATTTTTGCCAAAATCCAGACAATTTCCATGCTGAACCTTGCCAGAAACCCAGATGCCAATTCACTCAGACTTGCCCTGAGTACTTAGTAGCACCAATTTTGGAGAAAAAGATTGACGAAGTTAAACCTAACAACTGAAGAGATAGAGGTAAGGATTTGGGGGTTTGTTGTGATTGCAGTCACACTTATCCTCATGTTCATTGTCGCTGCTTTGCTCTACTCCGTGACTTTTGTCACTCAGCCTATTAAAAGCATGGCCCCGATTGACCAAGCCTACACCAAGATGCTGAACGACATTGTTCTGCTGATCGTTGGTGGTATTGGTGGAGTTATTGGCAAACGGGCTATGTCTAGTGCCGCTAGAGCGTTTAATCCTCCAACTCAACCAATGTGTCAACCAATGGGCTATCAAGGCTCTCAGGGCGGTTTTAACTCGTCCTATGCCCCTCCGCAATCTGCGTATGGTTTGCCTAGCCAACCTTTTGGTGCTATGCCTGTTTGGAAGAACCCTGAGTTGGATGAATCTTGGACACCTGGCCCTCCTCCGACTACCCCTCCTGACCACTTAGAAGATGACCAAGAGCGTGAAGAATTGGCTCAAGCAAGAAAAGAGGCTGAATAATGTTACCTATCCCTCTCCCGTGGCTTATTGTGGGTGTTTTGGTATCTCTCTTTGGTACATACCGAGTAGGACACCACTATGGATGGCTAGAGCGTGATGGCGACATGAAGATTGCCATTGCTCAAAAGAATGATGAAGCTCGTCAGATCGAGCAAAACATGACTGAAAAACTTTCTCAACAATCTGCCAAACTACAGGAAGCCAATGATGCTATCAACAAAAAAACTACTGCTCTTGCTGTTGCCAATCGTGCTGGCAAGT